TGGTGGGGAAATGCGTCTGCTAAACGACGATGAAGTGTTAGCAACAATTGATAGTCCAGAGGACATCTTGCATGAGTTCTAAACATAGGAAGGAGTAAACTATGCCAGACGAAGAAAAGAAAACAGTACCCATCGATACATCAGGACCCGATGCTACGATAGATATTGAAGAAGTAAAAGACGAAGCTGTAATAGAGCAGCCAGAAGAAAACAAGGAACAAGAAACAGATAAATCATTTGAAAATGAAAGAGAAACAAAGTTAGATGAAAAAAAATCTGATAGCGAACTAGAAGACTACAGTAAAGGTGTACAAGCGAGAATAGGGAAACTAACTCGTAAGCTAAGAGAGGCTGAAAGAAGAGAACATGCAGCTCTTGATTATGCTAAAGGTGTAGAAGAATCTAGGAAAAAATTAGAATCTAAATTTAAAAAAACAGATTCTGATTATATTAAAAAATTTGAGACTAGCATTCAAACAGGATTAGAAGCTGCACAAAAAGAATTAGCTGCTGCGATTGATACTGGAGATTCTAAAGCTCAAGTTGAAGCTAATAAAAGAATTGCAACTTTAGCCTTTGAAAATGCAAAGCTTGAACAAATAAAACAAGGGCAAGAGGAGATAGTAGAAGAGGATAAACCAACAACACCTTCTCAAGTGCAAAACGCACCCGATATCACAAAACAACCAGATAATCCTGATCCTAGAGCAGAAGCTTGGGCATCAAAAAATCCTTGGTTTGGAACAGATAGAGCGATGACTTATACTGCATTTGAGATACATAAGGATCTTACTGAAAAAGAAGGGTTTGATCCTAGCTCTGACGAGTATTATGTGGAAGTTGATAAACGTATTAGAGTTGACTTTCCCCATAAATTTGGTAATACTGAAACAACCACGACAGCTCCCGTTCAGACGGTCGCCTCAGCACAAAGAAGCGTAAAGCCAGGTCGCAAAACTGTGAGACTCACTTCATCACAGGTAGCAATAGCTAAAAAATTAGGAGTGCCACTCGAAGAGTACGCAAAACAATTGAAAAACACGGAAGGAGCGTAAAATGGAAAAAGATAAAAATACTTCTCGTGCGAGCCAAACACGAACAAAGTCGGAAAGACCTAAAGTGTGGGTTCCACCATCTTCTCTAGATGCACCCCCTGCACCTGATGGATTCAGGTATAGATGGATAAGAGCTGAAGTCGTAGGATTTCAAGATACGAAAAACATAACTGGACGTTTAAGAGAAGGTTATGAATTAGTTCGTGCCGAAGAAGTCGAAAACGCAGGCGATTATCCTATTCTCGAAGACGGGAAATACAAGGGAGTGATTGGGGTCGGTGGCCTTCTGCTTGCGAAGGTACCTAACGAGATCGCGCAACAAAGACAAGATTACATGACTGGTAGACACCAAGACCGTGATCAAGCAGTAAAAAACGATCTAATGAAGGAGCAGGATAGTAGGATGCCTATCAATGTTGAAAGGCAATCCCGTGTAACCTTCGGTGGTACGAAAAAGTAATTTTAAATATCATCGAATATAACGTTAACCGTGCTGGAAGTCTTTTCGGAGACAGGCACATAAGGAGAAAACAACTATGGCTAACACAAGTACAACTGGTTTTGGTGCTAGAATGTCTCTTGCGTTGGGGAATACACCTGCAACGTCTGGACAATCTAAATACAAAATCAAAAGTGGCTTGGGTAAAAATATCCACAATCATGCTCCTGTATCTCTTCAGTATTCTGATGGAGACACAAGCTACATTGAAGATATCACTCATGCTACTATGGACGATGGTCTAACTGGTGGTGCTTCTTGGGATGCGGATGGATCTAACATTCAACCAATCCTAGGAGTGTTCAATGGTGCGTTCTATATCGACAACACAACTGGCAAACCAACATTTGCTAACTTTGTTGCGTCAGGAACTACTTTTGCAACAAACAGCAACACTGGTAATAATGATGGCATTGGTTTTGTTAATGATAACCCTTTCCAAGAATATATTGTTAGAGCAGACGCAGCAGTAGCTGCAACTAACATTGGTAATAGAGCTAATCTTAACAACCACGGTTCACATAAAAACGGTACATCAACAGCAACTTTAGACATTCAAGCTGATAACGACGGAAGAATGTTTAGAATAATCAGATCTGCAGAAGTTCCAAATCAAGAGGATCTTACAGTAGCTGGTGCAGACGTTGTCGTTGTATTCAATAACAGAGCTACCCTATGGGGTAGAAACGCTTAAGCCTAGAATAGGAGAACAATCATGGCAATATCACGATCACAACTAGTTAAAGAACTAGAGCCAGGTTTGAACGCACTGTTCGGCTTGGAATACAAAAGGTATGAAAATCAGCATGCTGAGATTTATACTAACGAGTCTTCTGACAGAGCTTTTGAAGAAGAAGTTATGTTATCAGGATTCGGAAGTGCACAAGTAAAAGGTGAAGGTTCTGGAGTAGCATTTGACGATGCACAAGAAACTTTCACAGCTCGTTACTCACATGAGACTGTAGCTTTAGCATTTGCTATCACAGAAGAAGCTATCGAAGATAATCTCTACGATAGATTAGCTGCTAGATATACAAAAGCTTTAGCAAGATCTATGAGTAATGCTAAACAAGTAAAATCTGTTGAGCCTTTAATCAACGGTTTACCATCAACTGATACATTTGATTCAGGTGATGGAGTTAGCTTGTTTAATACAGCTCACCCTACGTTAAATGGTACTTTTCAAAATACCCTTACAACGCAGGCAGACCTTAACGAAACTTCGTTAGAACAATCACTTATCGACATCGGTAAAATGACTGACGAAAGAGGTCTTAAAGTTGCAGCAAGAGGAGTGAAAATGATCGTTCCTCAAGAGCTTCAGTTTACAGCTGAGAGATTAATGAAATCTCAAGGTAGAACTGGAACAGCTGACAATGATATCAATGCAATCGCATCTATGGGTATGATTCCGCAAGGATACAGAGTTAATAATTACTTAACTGACTCTGATGCATTTTATATCATTACAGACGTACCAAATGGTATGAAAATGTTCACAAGAGCTCCATTGACAACTGCAATGGAAGGTGACTTTGATACTGGAAACGTTAGATACAAAGCTAGAGAAAGATACTCATTTGGAGTATCAGACCCTAGAGGTATCTTCGGCGTTGAAGGTGCATAATAACTAAATTTTATGGGGCGGTCTAAAAATCGCCCCATTTACAACATAAATTGATGAGAAAATGAAAAAATTTACAATAAAAATATGGGCATACGATCATTACGCAAAATTTAATGTTTTAGCGGAAGACAATGCTATTTCTTTAGAACAATCAATCCTTGACAAATTGGGAGAAAAAAGTATAAATTGGGAAAACCTTGGAATATCTTATGATAACAAGGTTAATAGAATAACCTATGAGGAGGTTGTTGATGATACAAGACCTATACAAACAAAAAAGGTCCTTGGAGTTGAAGTGGGAACAGGAGCATCTATCTAATGGTAGATACACTCTTGAAATGGTCCGAATTGATGACAAAGTTAAAGAAGTCATTACAAAGATCAAGCTGGAAGAAGCAGCTATTGCTCACAGACAAAATACTGTCGAAGGTGCGGCTCCACAAGTTTCTGTAGCTACTTAATCAAAAGCTACATCGCTGAAATGCATAAATACCGTAGGCTCTCTTGCACTCTATTCAAAACTAGTATACAATTAAATTACTATATAAATTAATTAGAACATAGACCCATATAGTGGACGGCCTAGAGACTATGTTCGGAAACTAGGAGGATATAATTATGGCTTCAACAACGTTTAACGGACCAGTCCGTTCGGAAAAAGGTTTCCAAGTTGCAACTAAAAATGCAACTACGGGAGCAGTAACAACTAGAATGAGTTCAGGTATGCCTGACTTAACTGGTTTATCAATCGCAGATGTAGCAACAGCTACTAATATTACATTAGCGGATAACACTATCTCTGTAATAAATTACACAGGTGCAGCAGCTGCAACTTGTACTTTACCAGCAGCAACGCAAGGTTCAGTGGTAGTTTATTGTCAGTCAAAAGATACTACAGGTGGAACAGCTACATTAGTTTTTGATGCAGCGGGTACTGATGTTTGGGCAACTGGTTCAGTGATTGAATCAAGAGCTACAGCAGAAGTTACTTTTGACACTTCAACAGCAGGTGAAACTAAATTAACTTTCACACCAGCTAACGCAGCAACTAATTTGTTGACTACTGGTGGAAAAATTGCTTTCATTTGTTATGAAAAAGGCACATGGCATATTGCAACACAACTAGCAGCTGAGACTACTCAGACTACTGGTGCATTTGTATTTGCAGCATAATAAATAATTAGTGTGGGGCTTTGGCCCCACATATTAATTTTTAAGGAGAATAATATGGAATCAGACCAACAGTTTTCGTGCAGAACTTCAGACGGAAGATTTGGCAGAGCAACAGATGCATCTAGTAATTTTGTAGGCCCTGCTAGAATAACTTATATTCAAGCTG